CGCGATCAGCTTCTCGTGGATCGTCTTGCCGAACGGGAGGATCTTCGGGCCCTGCTCCTGCGCGTTGCGGTCGAGGACGTTCGTGTAGATGCGCTTGCGGGGGAAGAGCGACCCGGCACGGTCGCGGTCGACCTGGTTACCCGTCGCGCGCAGCTCCTCGGCCTTCGCGCACGCGATGCAGTGCCGCTTCGCGTGCATGCGCGGGCACGTGAACTTCACGGCGTCGCGCCCGGTCATCTCGATGTAGTGCTCGTGCACCACGAAGAACGGCGACCGCACGCCAGCCTTCGGCGGCAGGATGCGGATGACGTTCCGACCCACGCTCAGGGTCATGAAGTCGCCCTGCATCGCCTGCTTCTCCTGATCGGCGGCGGCCTCCTCGTAGCTTCCGTACCTCACCAGATTCGAACCCTCGGGGACGGTCATGATGGTCTCTCTCCTTTGCGAAACGTGTCGGTGGTTCAGCCCTGGCTCGCCACACGAGCCCGGACCATCGGGTCGCGCTCCATCTCGGCGCGCAGCTTCGCGCCGAGCGACTGGAGCATGTCGCGCTTCGTGGTGATGGCGTCGACGAGCCCGCGCAGACGGGTCCGCTCGACGTCGGCCTCCGTGAGTTGCATGTACGTGACCTGGTACTCGTCGGAAGCCTCCACAGTGGCCTTCGCATCCTCGATCGAGAGCTGCTTCGGCTTCGGGGGCGGCTTCGGCGCAGCGGTCTTCTTCTTGCCCTTCGTGTCGGTCGCGTCGGCCAGCGCAGGCTCGGGCGTGGACGTCTCCGCGACGTCGGTGTCCGCCGCCGCCGGCGCGCGGCGCGCCTCGAGGAACAGCCGCGCAGCGCTGCGCTCGTGCTCGAACTTCGCACGCAGATACGCGTCGACGGCCTGCGCGTACTTGTGCGTCCAGTACGCGAGGTCCGCCGGCAGACGCATGAACTCTTCGTCGAGCGCGACGTCATCCAGACGGACGCAGTCCGCCAGGTACTCGTCGACCTCCAGGTCGTGTAGAAGCGCCATGTCGTGGTCTCCTCCTTGCTTCTTTGCGCGGCGAGCGATTTCCGTGACACCGCGTCACCGGATCACGCAGCCATCTTCACCTTCTTGAGGTCGGCCCAGCTCGACCCAATCTTCGCGTCGGCCACCAGCGGGACGCCGTTCGCCGCGGGCCAACTCGTCATGATCCGCCTCACCTGCGCGAGCGTTTCGTCGACGGTGTCCTCGCGCACCTCGAGGAGAAGGCTGTCGTGCACAGGCATGACGAGCTTCGCGGGAACCTCGTCGTCAAGAATCCACTGCACCGTCTCCGAGATCGACGCGGTGAGGTACTCGCTCGCGGACCCCTGCACGTCCGTGTTGAACGCACCGTGCTCGGCACGACTGCGCTGCTCGCTGTCCTCGCTCGCGATCCGCCACAACGGACGGCGCCGCGCGGGTTCCCCGTCCCAATGCGTCCACACGACACCGGTACGCCGCGCCTCCGCGATCCGCTCGTTCACCCAAGCCTGCAGGCGACGCATCTTCCCGAAGATCGCGGCGCGCAGCTTCGCCGCCTCCGCAATCGTGCACCCGATCTTCTTCGCGAGGCTCGCGTCGGCCATCCCGTAGAGGAGCCCGAAGTTGAATCCCTTGGCAGCGCTGCGCTCCTTGCCCGTCACGTCTTCAGGCCGCATCTTCCAGACGATCGGCGCCACGAGCTGCGCGGTACGCATGTGGTAGTCGGCGCCCTCACGGAAGATGCGAATCATCTCCTGGTCGCCGGACAGCATCGCCACGACCCGCAACTCGATCTGCGAGTAGTCGAGCTCGAGGAGCACATGCCCCGGCGGCGCCACGAAGCACGCGCGCAGCATCCGACCTTCTTCGCTGTCAGGCCGGGGGATGTTCTGAAGGTTCGGGTCCTCGCTCGACGCGCGTCCGGTCTCCGCGCCGTCCGGGTTGAGCGTCGGGTGAACACGCCCATCGATGCTCGCAGCAATGTGCGCGGCGAGCCCGTCGACGTAGGTCCCCTTGAGCTTCACGATGCCACGGTAGTCGAGCAGGTCCCCGACGGCCGCGTGCTTGTCGCGCAGCTTATCCAGAACCTCTGCGTCGGTGGACGGCGCGCCACCCTTCGTCTGCGCGAGCACGGGCAGCTTGAGCTGCTCGAAGAGGAACTTCGCGCACGCGTTATTGGAGTTGGGGTCTGCGAGTCCGTGCACGTGAAGGCGGTCGAGCTTCTCCGCTGCACGCACGTCGAGCATCGCGCCGAATACACGCAGCGCGTCCTGGTCAACGAGCACACCCCACTGCTCGATCCGCGCGAGCGCGGGCACGATCGGTCGAACTAGCTTCCGCCATGTCGAGGCCAGCGCGGGCACCTGCTCAAGCGCCGGCCGCACCCGTTCCTCCACGCGTGCAGTCGTAAGCGCGTCGCGGCCGTTGTACCTGGTCAGGACGGGGCGGTTCACGAACCCGTAGGCGTACCGCTTTGGTTCCGACGCGAGGTCACGCACAGCGCTCGTCTCGAGCGGTGTCATCGCGCGCTCGAAGCCCGGGAGCACCCTTGTGGACGCCGCGTCGACTGCGCGCTTGCGCAACGCACGGATGTGCTTGCACGCCTTGAGCACCTCGACGTGCGCCTCTTCCTTGTGACCGCCAAGCCCAACGAGTTCCGAAAGCGTCTCGAGGTCTGCGTCTGCGTCCGCCTGCAAGAGCTTCCGCTCGAGGCGCGTATCTCCGTCGACGCCCATCACATGCACACCGAGCGCGCGCCACACGGCCTGCATGTCGTACTTCACGTGCTGACCGACCTTGCGCACGGTCGGGTCGGAAAGAAGCGCGCGGAGTGGCGCGGACATCGCACCTATCTGGAGCGCGGACCGGTCCCACACGAAAACCTCGCTGGAGTACGCAGCGCACGCGGCCAGGCTGATGAGATGGTAGTCACGCGCGAACTGGTGCCCGGTCGCCTCGACGTCGAACGCGAACCACGGTGCCGCCCGAAGCGAGCGTGCCGCCTGCTCGGCATCCGCCACGGACTCGATGACGGACGCGTGCGACGTCCACTGCGTGGGCACAGGTGGCGTGCTCGTCGTGAGCGCCCACGCGATGTCGTCCTCGAACCACTGCCTGACGAATCGGTTTCGCAGCGCTGCCGCCGGGTGCAAGACGAAGAACACGGGCACCGGCACGCCGCCGTTGTAGAGCCACCCATACCCGCGGCGCACGCTCTGAATCGACACGGACCTGCCGAGGAGCCCGACAACAGCGCCAGACCCGAGCGCGACGACGCGCGTCGGCTTCGCGTCGCTCACCGTCTTCGCGAGGTACCCACGGCACGCCTTGATCGCATCGGGCGTGACCTGCTTGTCGCCGGGGTAGCACCGCAACGCGTTGTCGATCGCGAACGGCCCCTTCCAGTTCTTCGCGATCGACGTACGCAGGAGCTTGCCGGCACCGCCAACAAAGACGCGACCGACACGATCCTCTTCCAGACCAGGATGCTCGCCAACGAAGAGCGCGCCGCCTGGCTCACCCTCCGCGGGGAGGCACACCCGGCGTGCCGTCGCGTGGAATCCACACGCACGACACGCCGGGTTCAACGCGCAAGGCGTCGTCGTTTCGACCGGCGCCAGCGGCGCGGTCGGGAAGAGTGGCAACGTCTGCATGGGTGCGCGCTACGCGTTGATGCCCATGCCCTCGGCCACGCGCCGCACGCGCGACTCGAGGTTGCCGACGCGCGACAGCACCGGCAGGACGACCTTGAGCTCGACGCACGCGCGCACGATCGCGTCCTGCGTGTTGTAGCCGTCACGCTCCGAGATCATGCCGATGATGTCCCGGAGCTTCTCCTGCTCGCCGAGCTGCTTCACGAACTCGGCCGGCAGACCCGCGACGCCGTTCGCGGGCACGGCGGCGGCTTCCGGAGCCGCGGGGGGCGGCGGCGGGGGCGGCGACGCCGGCGCCGTCGCCTGGGCCGGCACAGGGGCGGGCGCCGACGCTGCCGGCACTTCGGCCGGAACGATCTCGGACGGCGTCTCGATGACGGTGGCCTCGACCACGCCCGCGGACGGCGGCGCGACGGGTTCGACCACGGACGCGACCTGGACGGACGGCGCCGCGGGCGCAGCCTGCACCGTGCGCACGTTCGCGACTTCCGGTTCGGCGGCGGGCCGCGCGGGCATGCCGGCCGGCTGGGCCGTGATCGGCTGGCGCACCTGACGCTGCTGCCCGCGGAAGAGCTCGAAGATCACCCGCGCGTTGTCGTCCATCTGCACCGTCGGCAGCGCGTTCGCGGCGAGCGCCGTGAGCACCTGCTGCGACTCGACCAGCGAGAGCCCGAGGACATGCAGGCCGCGGTCGTCGACCTCCACATCGCGCACGACGCCGAGCACCTCGGCGGCCGCCCTGAAACCCTTGATTGCCAAGATCGCCATCATGACCTCCATCCGCGCGCCTTCGCGCGTCTCCGTTGTTCTACGTCGGCGCCCCGACATCCGGGTCGAGGTTGCACCGGCTTTCCGCCAGTTCGGTGCGCCACGCCTCGTAGACCTTCTCGCGGAACCACTGCCTCGGCGCGACACCTGGATCGCGCGCCGGCGGCATCTTGAGAAACCCAGCCTGCTTGCCAGCCAAGCGAAGGCGCAAGGCGAGCGCGAGCCCCTCTTCCCACGCGTCGCCGTCCAGCGCGATCACGAGCGGCCGCTTGCACTCGGCCAGCATCTCGAAGTGTGCGTGCGTCGGCTTTCCGAGGCACGCGACGGCGAGCGGCCAGTGCGGCAACGCATCGAAAACACCCTCGACGATCGCCACGGGCTCGTCACACTCCACCGCAAGCGCATCGCGGTTGAACACGGCAAGCTCACGGTCCATGCCCTTCGGGTACAGGTACCGCAACGTGATCCGTGGGTCGGACGACCACGCGCGCGCCACCCACCCAACCCAATGGCCGCTGACACGCACCGGCACGACAATGCGTCCGGCGCACTTCCCAGTCACGCACGCACCGATCCCAACCTCGAACACGGTCGACCCGACCACCTTGCGCCGTGCCAGGTAGTCGCGCGCCGGCGCGAGCGACAACGCTTCGGCGCCGTCGCCCTCGGAGAGCTGCACGAACCCATCCGGCGCCTGGAACGCTTCCGTGCTTGGCACGCCGGTGGTTGCAGCCGCAGCGGCGTTCGCCCACTCGGTGGCCTCGAAGTCATTGACGCGCCCAACTGCGTTGCACCGAAAGCAGTGGTAGACGCCGGACGCACCGTTGATACCGAGCGACTTCCGCTTATCGGTCGTTCCCTTGCGCGTCGCGCACATGGGACACGTCGCGCGGTACCACCCGTTCGCGGACAACACCGCGTCCGCGAGCGCGTCTTCGATCATGCGTCGGAGCGAGTCAGCCATGATCTAGAACGGCAGGTCCTCGCGGACCTTAGGCGCCTCCGGGTTGATCACCACCATCCGCCCGCTCGCCCAGTCGTGCGCGAGTGGCCCAACCTTCTTGCGACCGGCACCGAATCGGTTCTTCGCGATGAAGTACAAGATCTCGGTCGGTGTCTCTGCGTTCCCGTCCGCCTTCGGCGTGAGCGTGACGATCACGTCTGCGATGCGGACCTTGTGCTTCGAGTCGGCCACGTGGGACTGGTCGACCATCTTGTTCAGCTCGTCCTTGTCACGGCCCTTCGACTGCGACGCGGTCCATCCGCGGATACCGTGCTCGACCGCGAAGTTGCGCAGGCCGTCCGCCACGACCTTCATCGCATCGTAGGTCTTCTCGTCGCCGGCGGTGAGACGGTCGGCGTAGTCGACGACGAGCAAGCCGATCGGCTCATGCAGATGCGTCTCGACGCGTTTCACCCACGCGAGGATGTCCTTCACCTCGGTCGCGCCAGGGGTGAAGTCCTTGATGAAGCATTGCCCCAATCCGCGATCGCGTTGAATCTGGCAGAACGTGGCGCGCGCCTCGTCGATGCCACCGTTGTGCAGTGAGTCGATCGTCGCGCCGGTGACGTTCGCGACGACACGCGCGTAGATGTCGCCGGGCGTGAGCTCGAGCGTCGCGTATGCGACGTGCACACCCTCCCAGATGGCCTTGCACGACACGTGCACAAGGAACATCGACTTGCCCGCGCCGGTGTCCGCGATCACCAGCCCCTGCGCTGCGATCGGAAGCCCACCGCCAAGCGCCTCGTCGACGAGGTCTATCCCCGTGGCAAGACGTGCGAGACGCGAGTTCCGCGTGATCTCCTCGAACGTCCCAGCGTCGACGAGCACGCCAAGCGACTCGTCGACAACACCGATGCGGTCGGCTGCCTGGATCTCGGCCGCAATCTTCCCGAGGTCTCCACGCTTACCGTGCACGTCGATGGCCCGCATAAGCGACGCGTGCTGCTTGCGCCGCTTCAAGATGGGCACGACTTCGGACAACACGGTGTCCTCTTCCGGCATCCCGTCGTCGTCCGCGGCCTCGAGCAGATCGACGACCTCGCCAATCTGCGCCTGCGAAACCTTGCCCTCCTCGAGCCACCGACGCAGACGCTGGATCACAATCGTGTCGCGGTCCGGGCCATGCCCCACGTCATTGGCGATCGCCTGCGCGGCCTGCACCGCGAGCTTCGCACTCGGTGATCCGAGCAGGTCCGGATCAAGGTACGCGCCGATCACGTTGAAGACGCGCGGGCGCCCGCAGAGCATCGCGACGAGCGCGCGCTCGAATCGCACGTCGAAGCGGTACGGTTCCTTCCCCGTCAACGCCACGGCCACCCTCCCGACCGCGTCTTGCGCCGCAGGTCCGCCTCCGTCTCGACGGCGTGCTGGCGCTCCTGCTCGGCGAGCACGTCGTAGAGCCCGTCCGGAAAGTGCTTGTCGACGATTGCCTTCACCTCTTCGTCCCTCGGCGCGACCAGGCTCCTGAGCTCCGTTCGCATGGCCTCGTGCCGCGCACGCATGTCTTTGCGCGCGGGCCCGTCAAGCAGCTCACCGCCAAGCACCGGACCTTCCTGCCGGAACCAGTGCACGAGCTTGTTGCTCGCGAGCCGCTTCGCCGAGAACACGTACCCGAGGCTCGGCACCGTCCCGCGCCGCTTCTCGTCGGCGTTCCACAGGAGCCACGACCACTCGACCCACGCAGCCGGCGTGATCTGGTGCTCGACGAGCAACGCGGCCGCCTCCGCGAGCGTCGGCTCGAGCTTCTTCGGCACGCCGCGATCCGGGTTCCACCAGATCGCGCGCTTCGCGGCCGCGCGCCCAGCCCGCGACCGTCCGCACTTCGCGATCACCGCGGAGGCGTACGTCCGCGCGAGGTACGCCGGGCGCGTTTCGGGCGTCGCGCACACGGACGCGAGCGGCGGCGGCCCGGGCATCGTCGCGCACGGGAGCCAGCCGAGCGTCGGCGGGCGAGGCACGCCCGGGTACTCCCACGTGCCGGGCCGCCTCGGCGGCGCATCGGGGGACGTGCCCTCGAACACGTCCTTGAACGCGGCGACGATCTCGTCGGACGAGAGGCGCGAGCGCGCGCCGCTCGTGCCATCGTCGCGCACGCCGCCGTCACCGCCGCCCTTCGGCGCACGACGCCGCGGGCGCTTCGCGCTCGTCGCGGACGACGGTGCCACCGGGAAAGCGCCGCACGCGCCCGTCGAATCGGGAGGCTCGACACCGCCCTTCGGGATCGCGAGCGCCGTTGGCCTCGCGCCATCCGACGACGCGATCGGGACGGAGGGCACCGACTCTTCGGTTTTTTGATCCGGTGAACCACTCGCGCCTTCGGCGCGAATGCTCACCTCCATTCCGATAGGAATGGAGCCTCCCATGTCTTCATGGGATCTAACTGCAGTCCTTTGAATTCGGTGACTGTAGTTATTGATTTCCGGGTTAACGCTTTGGAGAGCATTTCGGGGCCTTCCGGCGCCCGGGCGCGCACCTCCGCGACGGAACGTCTTGCGGCGCGCCAGCTCGTCCTCGACCCACTTCGCGACGTGCGGCGGAAGGAACACCGTGCGTCGTTCGATGGCGGTCTTCCGCTTGCGGCGCACCCACCCGAAGACCTCCCGGAGGTACACGCCGGTGGACCCGCGCGGCTTCCCGATCTCCGTGCGCGAGCGCCACTGGCCCTCCCCGATGAAGCCGGCCTTCGTCATGATGCGGAGGTCCACGTCGATCTGGCTCATCGAGACGTCGTGCAGCACCCCGGGGCTGTGGCTCCCTGCGATCATCCCCGCGCGAGAGAAGTACACGACCGGGTATGACGGCATCCGCAGCATGTGCTCGTACAGCTGATATCGGCGTTCGCCCAGCGCGTCGCACACGCGCGTGGCAGCCACCTCCACGTAGCTCTTCGCCCGCTCCGGAACGAACTCGGGTGCGCTGCGACGGAAGGCCCTCTTGTTCCCGGCTCTGTACTGGTTGTCGCGGGCGTTGTGCTTCCGGCGCGCCTCGCGTCCGATCGGGAGCCCGTGCGGGCTCGCGGCGTCCATGTCGGCCTGCGTGATCCGCGGGCCTGACCACCAGGTCACCCCCGTCTCTGCTGCATCTGGTATCACGCGGCACCTCCGCGAATGACGGTGAGTCGCTTGCGCGTCTGGCTGCGTTGGTATCGCGCAGCTGCCTCCGCGCTCTTGGTGCGCGTTCGCTCATCGACCCACGACGCAATTCGCGTGGGTATCACCGCGATCTGATGTGACGAGCTGTCTCGATAGAACGCCGCGCCACGCACCAACGCACCGTGCGCGCCCGTAGTTGCGTCGTGGAAGTCCTCGACGAGCCCTATCTTCTCGAGGTGGCGTACCGCGCGGCGCAGCCGTCCAAGTGAGTCGCGCTCGTATCCGTAGCTGCGCCACCGGCTGTCATTCGCGAGGCGCTTGGTCCAACCGAGCCAGTCGTTCCGCGACCTGCCGTACGCGATGACCGCGTCGTCGTCTGGAACGTGCTCGAGCAGGAACAGCCACGCATCCGTCGCTGGATGCCCAATGGCCGAACGAAGACGCGGAACGGGGAGGTGCGAAACACCGGAGGCCGGCGGGCTAAGTGCCCTGCCGGCCTCCTCGACGTGTTCCGTGTTGCGTGCGTCCACGGTGCCTCCGGTGTGCTAGAGGCGCCTGCTAGGTCGCGACCGCCGGGGATGGCGGGTCAGGAGGACGAGCCAGGCGGGGAACGCCGAAAGCAAGCCTGCCAACCCGGCAGATTCCCAGCAGCCGCCTCTACCACACCGGAGGCGCCCGCCTGTTTTCTCCTGATCCCCACCATCCACGGTCGCGTACGTGGCTGGCGCGGTCTTGCGTTTCTCGTGCTTCGCTGAACCGTCTACGCCTACCCGTGGCGAACGTCAAGCGACCAGCGCGGCGAGACGGCTGTCCGACTTGAGCGCGGTCGTCGCGGTCGTCACCGCCATCCGCACCGTGCGGACGCTCACACCGTGCAGAAGCGCGATAGCACTCGGCTCCCACCCGTCGAGGAGCACGAGCTTCGCGAGCTCGCCGTGCTCGTACTCGTCGAGGACGGCGTGCACACGCTCGGTGAGCATGCCGGCGTGCACGCGGTCCGTCACCGCCCGCACGTCGGCGACGACGTCGTGGCGCGTTACGTCCGAGTCGTCGATCGGCGCGTCGAGGCTCATCGTCGGGTGCGCGCTGCAGAAGGCCGCCGCCGCCGCGCGACGGTCGCTTCCGCCGCACCGCTGCGGCAACGACGCGATGCTGCGCGCGCGCGTCGAGTAGGTGATCATCGCGCGATGCGCGGCCGCGACGGCGTAGCCGAACGGGTCGACCGCCGGGTCACGCCGCGGGTTCCGCAGCGCGATCATGGCCTGTATCCACCCCTCCTGCACCAGGTCGCGCGCGTCGGTCCACGGGCAGAACCTTCGCCGCAGCCTTCGCGCGAGCTTCGTGATGCGTTCACCGATGCGGGCGTAGTCCTGCTCGGTCAGTGTCCCCTTCATGCTCGACCTCCGGTGTGCGTCGGTTGCCGCCGACGCGCGGTTGCGTCTACAGCGTGCCGTCTCCCTGCGCGCACCACGCGCGCCACGCGTCCCGCACCGACGCACCACCGTGCATCCTGGCGGCAGCCTCGAGGGAACGCCTCAACCGAGCGCTGTGCGCCGCCGCGCGCAGCATCTCGGTGAGCTCCTCCAACTGCATCGACCCGACTACTTCCGCAGCGACTGCGCTCGCCCACGCAGGCGCCCAAGTCGTCGTGTTGCCCTGCATCCTCCACGCGATCCCAGCGGCGTCGCACGCAGCCGCCGCTGCGCCCTCGACCTCGACGGGATCGTTAATCTTCACGGTGCTGCCCTCCGCGAGCGCACCACAGCCGTCCCAGGTGGCGGATCGTTCGGGATGTCCCACTTCCGCTCGAGCACTACACGCGCGATCTGCCGCGCGCCGCGTTCGCCGGACAGCCTGTATCCGGTGAGCACGAGGTCGAGCGTCTCCGCGTCACCGGCGCACCGAAGCAACAGCGCGCGCTTCGCTTCCTTGGCCGCGCTTCCGAGCGCGACGTGCAGCTCGCGCACCCACGGCTCGACGTAGTAGCGACGATCTAGCGCGTGCCGCCCCTCGCCGAAGTCCTGTGAGTCGTCTGCGCGCTCGTGGACGACTCCGTTCCCGTCCAAGATCGCGCACGGGAATCCCACCACGAGCGCGTGCGCGTAGCAGGCGCCGCCGCCTTGCACGAAACCTCGTGCATCGAGCGCGGTCTTCGCTGCGCGGTAGCGGCACCTCCGAGAGCCGCGGTGCGCCTCCATGCGCGTCTCGCCGGCGGCGACGCCGCCGCAGTCGGGACACACGTTCATGGGCATCGCGCGGCCTCCGCGTCGAGCAGCGCGCGCACGTTGGCGTGCGTGGCCTCTCCGAGCAGGCGCACGGCGAGAACCGCGTCGGCGACTCGGACGGCGATCCGCAGGTACCGCGCGCGTTCGTCCGGCACGCAGTCGTCCGTGGCCGCCAGCACGGGCGGCACCCAGAGTGGGACGTAGTGCGCGGTCATGGGCGGCTTGCCGGGCCCGCGCGCCCACGGGCCCGCGACGACGTCGACGCCGGCCGCACGCAGGAGCGCAACGCGCGACGCGAGGCGCGGCATGCCCACGAGGCCCAGAGCCTCGAGCGCGAGCTGCCGCGCCCGCGTATGCGCGAACCTGGCGCCGCGTGCGCTCACGCCGCCTTTCCTTTCGCGCGCGGCGTGTCGTCGATCTCGACGAACTCGCCCCACGTGCACGGCCGCGTCCGGTACGGTCCGACGAGGACCCAGACGACGCGCATGTTGCGAGGCGGTTTCGCGGGAGCGGGCCCTTGCCCGTCCGTCGCGAAGATGACGACGTTCGGCCGCTCGCGCGGATGCATCTGCTCGATGTGTTCGAACACCGGGTTAAAGTCCGTGCCGCCGCCACCCTTGAGCGCGCCGACCGCTTCGCGGATCGTCCGGACCTTGCGCACCTCGTGCACGGCCGCGTCGCACGCGAGGATCGTGATCTCGGCCCCGACAGCCTTGAGCACGCCGTTGACCTCGCGCATCGCGTCCGAGAGCTCCTGGTCGCCCATCGACCCGCTCGTGTCGACCGCGATCGCGACCTTCGGGATCGGCGCGTGGTATGCCGGCAGCGTCGGGCATCCGCGCCCGTACCCGATGCCGGCCTGCCGCCGCGAAGGGCGGCGCCAGGTGAGGTCCACCGCGCCGGCCGACCAGGAGCACGCGGTGCGCACGAGCATCGCGAGCTTCTGGCGCCAGTTCACCCGCGGCGGCTCGAGTGCGGACTCCGCCCATCGCGCCCATCCGCCGGGGACCGTGCCTCGACCCTTCGCAGCCTCGGATCGGATGGCCTCGGCGACCTCGCGTCGCATCCTGGCGAGGTCGGCCGGCGTCCGCCCGTCGATGTGCTGTCCGCCCTTGTTGTTGCCGCCCTCGTCCCCACTGCCCTTCGGCAAGCGCCGCCCCGCGCACGACCCGCACCACCCGTCCCCGGACATTGGCTTGTCGCCGTGCCCCTGGGTCTTGTCCGACCCGTGGCCCTTCGCGGGCTTCTTGCCGCCGCGTCCACCAGAGCCCGTAGGACGCGTGTTCGGCTTCGACCCGTCGTTCTGCCCGTCCTCGCCAGAATCTTTCGCCTGGCGGCCACTGGAGGCCTTTGCGCTGCCGTCCTGCGCGTCGTCTTGCCCGCCTCCGCCGCCGTCCTTGTCGCCTTCGTTCGTGCCGTTACCGTCCGGTGACGCGTTCCCGTTCCCGTCCCCGTCGCCATCCTGAGGTTCCGGCATCTGGTCGCGCAGCGCGCGGAAGTACTCCTCGGCGAGTCGTCCGTTCGGCTGCCCGATCACCGGGGGCGTTACGCATCCAGCCGGCAGCGGCCACTTCCCCTCGATGAGGTCGTCGTTGATCTCGGCGTCTCCGGCGATGTTCCAGACGCGCGCGAGCGTGCTATCTCCGATCTCCGGAATACCCTGGGCGAGCGCGCGGCCGTGGTGGTCGCGCAAGAGGTGCGAGACCTCGTGCACGAGCACGGCGGCGGCCTCCTCGCTCGACCACGACTCGAGTGCCTTCGGGTTCCAGAGGAGGATCGCGTCGTGCGTCACCGCGAACGTCGGCATGCCCATGACCTCGAAGTCCACCTCGCGCGGCACGAGGCCGAGCAGCGCGGCCCGCAGGTAGGGCGCCCTCTCTGCCGCGCGCAGTCGCGCCGCCGAGAGCTTCTGATGTGGCGTCAGCGTCGACATCGCATCACCTCCTAGCGGGAGCCGACGCCGGCGGCCGAAAGGACCGGCGAGAGCTTCTGGAGGCAGCTGCGCGCCGCCTTCGACTCGATGAGGCCGGACCGCACCATCGCGCGCGCGCTCGGCACGGTGACGTCCGCCGCCGATTCCGTGATCGGCGCGAGGATGTCCCACATGGCCGCCGCGCGGTCCTTGCGCTTCGCGGCGCCGGTCGGCGTCACGAGTGCGGCGCACGAGGTGAGCACGGCGAACGTGCGGTCGAGGCGGCGCGCGTCGTGCTGGAACTTCACCTTGCCGTCGAGCAGGTCCGCGGGGTCCGGGAGGTCGAGGTCCGCGAGGAAGGTCGCCAGCTCGCCCGCGGCACCCGATCCGACGAACGCGGCGAGGAATTCGTCGCGGTGGGTGTCGTCGAGCCCGTGGACCTGGACGCTCGCGAGCGCGCGCGTCGCGAACTCCCAGGACCGCCTCGAGGGCCACGCGCGCCCGATCGCCGGGTCGCCGACCTTCGGCATCTTGTGGAGGAGCTCCGGGCGGCGACGCACGAACGCGGCCGTCGTGCCCTTGGCCAGCGAGAAGGCGCCGGCCCACGCGGCTTCGACGCGGTGCTCTTCGGCCTCGGCGTCCGACGTGCTGTCGCTCGCCGTCTCGCCGACCGCCATCAGCCAGTCCGTCCACTCGTCGACGCCACCCGGGTCCCAGGTGATATGCCCGAGGCGGTTGGCCAGCGGTGGCGGCAGGTCGTAGCCCGCGGCCGCCTCCTCGACCGGGTTCGCGGCGGCGAGCATCCGCACGCCGCCCGGGAGCGACGTGCCGCCGATCCGCTTCTCGAGGACGAGGCCCAGCATCGGCGGCTGGAGCGCCGGCGCCGCCGTGGTCAGCTCGTCGACGAAGACGAGCCCGCGGCCGGCCTTGCAGAACTTCGACGTCCAGTCCGGTGCTGGGTACGCGATCATCCCCTCTTCGGGAACCGGCACGCACCCGAACGCGCCCTCGCCACGCTCGCCGGGCGAGAGCACCTCGCAGGGCATGCCCCACCGCCGCGCGAGTTCCTCGATGATGTTCGACTTCGCGGTGCCGGGCGCGCCCCACGCGAGGAGCGGAAGTCCCCATCCGCGCCGCGTCGGGGTAAAGAGCGCCGCCTTCAGAATCTCGTTCATGCTCATGTGTCCGTCCTCCGTCGTTCGGTTGGTATCGCCAATCCGATGCGAACGCTACCTCGGCTGCACGGCAGTCGTCAACTGAACGGTTTACGACCTGCGGCACGGCATCGCCGCGTTCAACCGAGCGGATGCCGTGCTGTTGCCGTGGTCACCCTCGGCGAGCAAAGATGTTGCCGGAGGTCGCATGCACGTCGGCTTCGGAAACATCACCGCGCGGGTTACCACGGCCACGCCCGAGGAACGGCGGTGGCTCGCTCAGTACCTGACCGTGAAGACCGGCTTCGGACGGTTCGCACGGGAAGACCATCTCTTCGAGGACATCACGGGCACGTTCCCGACCGGCCTCTTGCCGATGATTTCCCGGGTCGCGAAGGAGGACGGCATTCGCACGCAGTGGACGGACACGCGGCGGCGTCCGTGCGAGCCCGACCCGAACGCAGACCTGGCGTGGTTGCGCGACTACCAGCGCGAGGGAGTCGACGCAGTCTTCGCGCGCACGCGCGGCATCCTGTGGCACCCCACCGGCGCGGGCAAGACGGAGATCTTCTGCGCGCTCGCGCGCGCCATCCCGTGCCGGTGGCTCTTCCTCGTTCATCGTGGCCAGCTCGTGCAGCAGGCCGCTGAGCGGTTCCGTCTCCGAACGGGCGAGGAGGCAGGTCTCATCCTCGAGGGTACGTGGGACGAGAAGCGCGTCACGTGCGCGACCTTCCAGTCGGTCTGGTCGCAACGCGCGCGCGCGCGGTCCCTCCTGGACGCCGTTGAGGGCATCGTCGTCGACGAGGCGCACGTCGTCGCGGCCGAGACGCTGCTGTCGATCGCGATGGACACGCCGAACGGCTACTGGCGCGTCGGCATCTCCGGCACGCCGCTCGACCGTGGCGACCGTCGCTCGCTGCTCGCGATCGGCGCGTTGGGCCCGATCATCCACCGCATCGAGGCTGAACGGCTGATCCAGGCTGGCGTTCTCGCGCGGCCGCGCATCCAGCTCATCCCGTGCGAACAGGATATCACCGCAATCGGGTACCGCGGCGTCTACGGCGAGGGTGTCGTCCGGTCTGCGAAGCGCAACAACCTCGTCGCATCCGCCGCCGTGAAGGCCGCGAAGCCCGCGCTCATCTTCGTGAAGGCCATCCCGCACGGTCGCGACCTCATACCCCGTCTCGAGCGCGCCGGGCTGCGCGTCGAGTTCGTGCACGGCGCCGACAGCACCGAGCGACGCGCCGCACGCATCGAACGGCTCGAGCGTGGCGACATCGACGTGATCGTTTGCACGGTCGTGTTCCAGGAGGGCATCGACATCCCGAACCTGCGCAGCGTGATCGTCGCGTGCGGTGGGAAGTGTCTCGGGCCTGATGTTCCCGTGCTGCTGCACGATGGGCGCACCGTACACGCGCGTGATGTCTGCGTCGGCGACGCGCTCATGGGTCCGGACAGCCGTCCACGCCTGGTTCTGTCGACGACGCGCGGGGTCGGCCCGATGTACGAAGTCGTTCCCGAGCGTGGAGATGTGTGGACGTGCAATGACGCGCACGTGATGACGGTTTGCGCCGTGCGCGGCGGGCGTGCACGAATGCGGGACATGCCTGTGCACGCGTTTTTCGGCGGCAAGAACGCGCACTACAAGCTCGTCTCTGTCGGAGTCGACTTTCCACCGACCAACGTCGATCTTCTCGTTGATCCGTACTTTCTCGGTGTGTGGTTCGGTGACGGGACGAAGTTCCTGCGCACGGTTGCTGTCACGAGCATGGACCCGGAGGTTGTTGCCGCGGTCCACGCGGAAGCCGCACGTTTCGGAATGCGCGTTCGCAAGGAGACGAAACGCGACAGCGCGCATGGGCCAAACCTTGCGAGTACGTATTACGTCTCTGCCGGGCATAGCGGCGGGAAAAGAAACCCGCTTCTTGACGCGATGCGCGTCGTTGTCGGCGACGCCGCCCAACTGCCGTACGCGTACCTCACGGCCGGGCGTACTGCGCGCGCGGAAATGCTGGCCGGACTGATCGACACGGACGGTTCTGCCAAGCAGAGTGGTTACGAGATCACGCAGAAACGCCGCGCGTACGCGGACGGCATTTGCTTTCTGGCCAACTCTCTCGGGTTGCGCGCGCGCGTGACACCCAAGAACGTGAACGGCACGACGTACTGGCGCGTGTCGATCTGCGGGGATTGCTCGTGGTTGCCTGTCCGTGTTCCGCGAAAGCAGCATGCGTCGGCAACCCGAAGAACAACCGCAACGCATACCGGATTCCGTGTGCATCCGATTGGTACCGGAGAGTACGCCGGGTTCATGGTTGATGGGGACGGCCGGTTTCTCCTTGGGGACTTCACTGTGACGCACAACAGCGTAATCGCCGCGCTCCAACGGATAGGACGTGGGATGCGGGTCGCGAGCGGCAAGACCACCTTCGAGGTCTACGACTTCCTCGACGACGGCGACATGATGCTGCGGATGGCTGCGCGCGACCGCATGCGCGCCTACGAACGCGAAGGGCACAAGGTCGTCGTAGCCGACCTCGACGGCAACGAGGTCGTGAACCCGCGTCGGCGCGCGAAGAAGAAGCCCGCATGAGCGGCATGCCCCAGCGCACGTTGCTCGACGGGATCGACGCGGCGGCTGAGTTCGATCCGACCGGCCTGTACCGGTACACGCTCCGTCGCGTGTGGGCGCCGGCGCAGCCGTTGACCTGCTTCCTGATGCTGAACCCGTCGACTGCCGACGCGATGCGCAACGACCCAACGGTGACACGTTGCATCGGGTTCGCGCACCGGTGGAACGCGGGCGGGTTGCTCGTCGGCAACATCTTCGGCCTGCGGTCGACGGACCCACGCGCGCTGTACGACGCGGCAGACCCAATCGGGCCCGACAACGACCGGCGCCTGGTCGAGCTCGCGCGCGCCGCGAACCGCGTGGTCGTCGCTTGGGGCGTGCACGGCGTGCTGCGTGGACGCGGCGCCGAGGTCGCGCGCATGATGGCCTCGGCCGGCATTCAGCTCGTGTGCCTCGGGCGGACGAAGGACGGGCACCCGCGGCACCCGCTCTATTTGCCAGCGGCTGCTGAACCGCAACCGTACCAGTGAAGGAGGAAATCACCGTGGGACTCCGGTCACGAAGGAAGGGTGCGAGTTGGGAGCGTGAGCTCGCCAACAAGCTCAGGGCCTGGTGGCCAAGCGCGAAGCGCGGCATCGGGCAAGCACGATCCGCGAAAGAGGTCTGCGACGTCGAGGGAACACCGTTCTGGTGGGAAGCGAAGCACGGCGCGCAGACGAATCCGCGCGCGGCGCTTCGCCAGGCCGAGGCCGCCACGGACGGCCGTCCTTGCGTCGCCGTCTGCAAGGACGACCGCGACGCGCCGTTCGTCTGCCTGCGCCTCAACACGTTCCTCGATCTCTTCGACCGTGCGGACGAGCGCCCCCCGCAGATGGGCCACCTGCCGAAGCTGCCGATCCTCTCGGTGGACTTCGACGGCGTCCTGCACCGGTTCAACTCCGGATGGCAAGGCGGGCACGTCATTCCGGACCCGCCGGTGCCCGGCGCGATGGAGTTCCTCACGCACGCGGTCGAGGTCTTCCACGTCGCGATCTTCTCGTCGCGGTCGAGCGAGGAAGGCGGCGTCGACGCGATGCGCGCGTGGCTCGCGCGCTGGGGGTGCCCGTCCGCGACGCTCGCGAAGCTGCACTTCCCGACGTACAAGCCAGCAGCGCACGTGTCGCTCGACGACCGCGGTTGGCGGTTCGACGGCGCGTGGCCCGCACTCGAGGAGCTGAGGCGGTTCGCGCCGTGGCACGAGCAAAGGTAGACGCGTGCGCAAGAAGCGCTGCAGGGACTGCGTTGGCGTGATTGGACGCAAGCACCGTGGTGGGAGGTGTCATCGGTGCGCGCGCGTCTTCGAAGCGATCTGCCGACTGCGTGGGTTTCATTCGTTCAGCAACGGCGTCGTCGATCTCGGCAACCCGCCGAGCAAAGATGAGACCGTGGTTGTGACGTACACGTGGGGTGCAACCGGTCCGGAACAGCTGGAGGTTCGTCGTGGCCGATGACGTCGAACAAGACACCGTGACGGAAACCTACGGGGACTGCGGGTCCGACGGCGAGGCGCGCGTCGTCTACGGCGAAACGCACATCTGCGCGCGTTGCGCGCACGCGCCCGTCTGCACGATCGCGGAAGCGACCGAGAACAGGTCGCATCTGCTCGTGGCGGTGAGCCGATGCCTCATGTTCCAGAACGAGGACGTACAGCCGGACGAGCCCACGACGACGGACGCGGGCTGACCGGAGCTGCGCTCGAGGTCCACCTCGCGCGAACGCGGACGCGCGCGTTCAACCGTGGTGACGGTGAGCCGTTGCACGATCGGAACTTGCGCGAGACGCGCGAGGAAGACGCCGCTCTTCGCGGTGCTGGATGGGTGCCGCTCGAGCGCAGCAGCGCGGACGAGCTCGCAATCCTTGCGCGCGTCGGCGTCGAGCATCACACGGGTCGCGCGATCATCACGCGGAGGTCGACGGCTGTCGTGCGCGGGCAGCAAACGCAGGTCGACACGCAACACATTGAGCGCACCGTGTGGGTTCCATTTGCGGTGGGACTTGCGCTGAACAAGTCCATCGCGATGCACTACCAGGCGCGTTTGCGTGTCGTCGAGGAGGCTACGCGCGACCCAGATGCGGTGGCCGCGATCGCTGCGCTTGGTGGGCTCCGGGGCCTGCGCCACCTTGATGCTATCGGGGCCCGCGCGGACGAACCGGCCAGCGTGGCTCTGGCTCGGGAGCTCGCAGGTACGCCTTCACGAGGCGGTTGACCGCGCCGAAGACCTGCCCGCTCAGCGCTCCGGCCATCACGTAGTAGAGCACACGCACGATCACGATCGGCGTGTCCGTGAACGCGCCGAGCAGCTTCGAGTGCACGGGCAGGGGCAACAGGCCGGCCGCGATGCCCAGCACGAGCGGCTGCACGGGCAGCGTCGCGAAGAAGAACCCGGCGCGCGTCTTCATCTGCGCCTGGACGTAGGGCAGCCGTCGCTCTGCACCGATCACGCTCGCGATCACGAACGCGACGACCAGGAACGGCCACGCCTCGAGGATGGCACCGAC